GCTCGCTGTCTGTACGGGTTGTGAGGTCGCGACACGTTGCGTAATCGGCGTGAGGTGGCATGCCGCGCGCCGAGCTCACCTCTGCCTCACGCAGGACTTTGATCTTGAACCGCTGTGCCCCGGCATGGGGTATGCGGCCGTCCCGACATGGGAGGAATCGATGGCACGTCCGAGGGGCCCTNTCCCCAAGCGGAGCGAGGAGCGCCGCCGCCGGAACAAGCCGGAAGGCGGCGAGGTGACCAAGGTTTCTGCCGGTGTGGCCGTTGTGGAGTTCCCGCCGGCCCACGAGGACTGGCACCCGATCGCGCGCGAGTGGTACGAGTCGCTGCAGGTGTCGGGTCAGGCGGTCTTCTACGAGCCGTCCGATGTGGCGACCGCGGTGTATGTGGCGGAGGCCATGTCGCGCGGGCTGCAGGCGCCCCGGTTTTCGGCGCAGCTGTTTGCCGCCGTCTCCTCAGCGATGACCGAGCTGCTGACGACGGAGGGTGCGCGGCGTCGTGCGCGGCTCGAGCTCGAGCGGCATGGTGTTGAGGACGGGAAGCCGGCCAGCGTGCTCGCGTTGGACGATTACCGTGACGCTCTCGGCGGCTGACAACACGACGACTGTTGATCTTGACGCGTTGGAGCCGGTGCGGATCGGCCCGACGTGGCGGCGGGACCCGGATCATCCGAGCGGCTGGTATCTGCCGGAGCGCACGCTCGGGTGGAGCATCGTGATGTGGCAGGCCGAGGCGTTGCAGCATCCCTCGGGCCGGCCGTGGCGGTACACGCCTGAGCAGCTGCGGTTTGTGCTGTGGTGGTACGCGGTTGACGAGGATGGCCGGTGGCTGTTCCGGGATGGCGTGCTGCAGCGGATCAAGGGCTGGGGCAAGGACCCGCTGGTCGCGACGCTGGCGGCGACGGAGCTGGTGGGGCCGTGCCGGCCGGACCCGTCGGGGCGGACGGTTCGGGACCCGTGGGGGAATGAGCATCCGGCTGGTGTGCCGCATCCGGAGGCGTGGATTCAGATCGCCGCGGTGAGCAAGGATCAGAACCGGAACACGATGACGATCTTTCCGGGGATCTTCACCAAGGCGGCGCTTGAGCGGTACCAGATCGACCTCGGCAAGGAGATCATCTACGCGTTCAAGGGTGCCCGGCGGATTGAGGCGGTGTCGTCGTCGCCGCGTGCGCTCGAGGGTGGCCGGCCGACGTTCACGATCAAGAACGAGACGCATCACTGGCTCGCCACCAACGGCGGCCATGAGATGGACGCGGTGATCGAGCGTAACGCGACCAAATCGTCGGACGGTATGGCGCGCGCGCTGGCGATCACGAACGCGTACATGCCGGGTGAGGACTCGGTGGCGGAGCGGGCACGTGAGGCGTATGAGCTGATGGCGGCGGGCCGGGCCCGGGACACGGGTCTGCTGTATGACTCGCTTGAGGCGCCGGCGGAGGCTCCGCTGTCTGCGGAGGCCGCGCCGCGGGTGGTCGAGCTGGTGCGGGGGGATTCGCACTGGCTGGATGTCAACGGCATCGTCCAGTCGATCTTGGACCCGCGGAATCCGCCGAGCCGGTCGCGACGGTTTTGGTACAACCAGATCGTCGCCGCCGAGGACGCGTGGGTCGCGCCGTACGAGTGGGATGCGTGCGAGCGTAAGGACCGGCTGGTGGAGCCCGGCGAGAAGATCACGCTGTTTTTCGACGGCTCCAAGTCGGATGATGCGACGGTGCTGGTCGGCTGCTGCGTGTCCGACGGGCATGTGTTCCTGATCGACTGCTGGCAGCGCCCGCCCGGCTTGGACTCCAGGGTGCCGTGGTCGGTGCCGCGGGAGCTGGTTGACGCGCGGGTGGACCGCGCGTTCGCCGAGTGGTCGGTGGTGGGGTTCTTCGCCGACCCTGGCGGTGGCGAGGATGAGACCGGCGAGCGGTATTGGGATGCGCTGCTGGATGCGTGGGCCGAGCGGCACGGCGCGGGCCTGCTGATTCATGCGGCGCCGCGGGGGTCGCGGAGCCCGCACCCGATCGTGTGGGACATGCGGACGCCAGCGCATCAGCAGGAGTTCACCGAGGCGTGTGAGCGTTCCTGGACGGATATCCGGGACCGTCTGCTGACGCATGACGGGAACCGGGTTTTGCGGCAGCACGTGGTGAATGCGCGGCGCCGCCCGAACAAGTGGGGCGTGTCGATCGGCAAGGAGCATCGCGAGTCGGGGCGGAAGATCGACGCCGCGGTGGCGATGGTCGGTGCGCGGATGGTGCGGCGGAAGCTGCTGGGGTCGGCGGAGTGGTCCAGGCAGTCGAAGGCGAAGCCCCGGTCGGGCCGGGTGTTTGGGTTCAGCTGATTGTGGAGGGGGGTGCTGGTGGTGGCGCTCTCCGAGAGCCAGGCGCTGGATGCGGCCAGGACGCTGCTGGAGCTGCGTGATGGGGAGCAGACGCGGCTGCGGAAAATCGCCGCGTACATGCGCGGCGAGGCCTCCAGCGTGTATGTGCCGAAGGGCGCGCGGCAGGAGTACAAGTGGCTGATCCGGCGGGCCCGGGTGAACGTGCTGCCGCTGGTGGTCACGGTGGTGGCGCAGGCGCTGTATGTGGACGGGTACCGGCCGGCGGGCTCGTCGCAGAACGCCAGGGCGTGGGAGATCTGGCAGGCGAACCGGATGGATGCCCGCCAGCATGGGCTGCACCGTGCGGCGCTGAAATACGGCGTTGCGTACGCGGTGGTGCTGCCGGGGACGCCGGTGCCGGTGATCAAACCCAAATCGCCGCGCCGGCTGACGGCGTTTTACGCCGACCCGGTGGATGACGAGTGGCCGGAGTTCGCGCTGGAGGTGACCTCCCGGAACACGCTGAAGGGGAGGGTCAAGTCGGTGCGGCTCTACGATGCCACGCACCGGTACGACATGGAGGCGCGGGAGACCGAGGCCGGCAAGCTGCGCCTGGTCAGGGCCGAGGAGCACGGGCTGGGTGTGTGCCCGGTGGTCCGCTACCTCAACGGTGAAGATCTGGACGGGGATGATTGTGTCCGCGGCGAGGTCGAACCGCTGTTTGAGATGCAGGATCAGCTGAACGCCACGACGTTCAATCTGCTGATGGCGCAGCAGTATGCGGCGTTTCGGCAGCGGTGGATCGCCGGCATGGTGGTCACCGATGAGGACGGGTCGCCGCGGTCGCCGTTCCAGGCGGCGGTGGACCGGCTGTGGGTCGCCGAGGACCCGGATGTGAAGTTCGGCGAGTTCTCCCAGACCGATTTGTCCGGGTATCTGCAGTCGATTGAGGCGACGATCCGCAATATCGCGACCGTCAGCCAGACGCCGCCGCATCACCTGCTCGGCCAGATGGCGAATTTGTCGGCTGAGGCGCTGGCGGCGGCCGAGTCGGGGCTGCAGCGGAAAATCGCCGAGCGCAAGAGCTCGTTCGGCGAGTCGCATGAGCAGATGCTGCGGCTGGCGTCGCTGGCGGCCGGCGACCGCGAGGGCTGGGAGGACATCGCCGCCCAGGTGGTGTGGCGGGATACGGAGGCCCGGTCGCTCAGCACGACGGTGGATGCGCTCGGGAAGTTGGCGCAGATGCTGAATGTGCCTGTTGAGGAGCTGTGGGAGCGCGTCCCCGGGGTGACCAAGACGGATGTGGACCGGTGGCGGAAGGCCGCCGAGCGGGCGCGGCGGGATGCGGACGCGATGGAGCAGCTGAACCGGATGCTGGATCGGCAGCTGAACTCGTCGCAGCCCGGCGAGCCCGGCGAGCCCGGTGCCGCGGCGGGGTCCGATGCCGGTGAGGTCGAGCGGGAGGCCGCGGTTGCCGTCGCAGAACCAGCTGGCTGAGCAGCACCGTGCCGCGCAGGCGCGCCTGGCGGCGCAGGCGACCCGTGAGGTGCTGAGGCTGTGGCTGGATGCCTACCAGCCGCGGGAGCCGAGCGTGTGGCGGGCGCTGATCGCCGCGCTGGTGGCGCTGATCTCGAGCCTGCGGCGGGAGTCGAGCCGGCTGGCGACCGGCTACTACATCGAGTCGCGCGCGGAGGCGCGGGTTCCGGGGTTTTTTGTGCCGTCGCCGGCGCCGGAGGCGCCGCGGGAGTGGATTGAGGAGACGGCGCGGATCGCCGGTGCCCGCACCTACGGCCGTGCGCTGTCGGCGGATGTGCCGGAGCGGCAGGCTCGGCAGAACGCTGGTGTGGCGGTGGCCGGGAGCATGGAGCGGATCGTGCTGGATGCGGGCCGGNGGACGATCTTGGACGCGGTCGAGGAGGACCGTGAGGCGATCGGCTGGGCCCGGATCACCGATGCGAACCCGTGTGCGTTTTGCGCGATGCTCGCCTCCCGGGGGCCGGTCTACAGCGAGGCCACCGCGAGATTCGAGGCGCATCCGCATTGCGCGTGTGTGGCGGCGCCGGTGTGGTCGCGGGATGAGGCGTGGCTGGGCCATTCCCGGGACCTGTATGAGCAGTGGCGGCGTGTGACGGCCGGCTATTCGGGTGCCGAGGCTCGGCGTGTGTGGCGCCGCTACTGGGAAGGCCGCGACAAATCGGAGGAATGACGACTATGGCTGACCGCAGTGCCAGGCAGCTGCGCCGGCTCGTCGCCGAGGGCAAGGCGATGCGCACCGACCCGGACGATCCGCGGCCGGGCCGGTTCCCGATCGCCAACCGCGAGGATCTGCTGAACGCGATTCGCGCGGTGGGCCGGGTGCGGCCGAACACCGAGGAGGCGCGTGCCAGGGTGCGCCGGTTCATCATGCGCCGTGCGCGTGAGCTGGGTCTGGAGGAGCTGATCCCGGACACCTGGAACGCGGACGGCACGCTCAAAGAGTAGGCTTTTGGATCTTTCCTTTCGTGGCCGGTGGGCCGTCATGGCCGCCGGTTTTTTGTGTTGCTGGCCTGGGCCGTCAGGGTCAGGCCCTGGTGTCCCGACATGGGAGTAGATGTGTCTGAATCTGTGTCCGAGTCCACTGCTGCCGAGGCGCCGGGTTTTGGGCCTGGCGATGACGACGCTGAGGCGGAGGCGCTGCTGGCCGCCGCTGTCGCCGAGTCGGCCGAGGCGGATGCCGGCGAGGACGGCGAGGCCGCGGAGCGCCCGGAGCGTTCGGAGCGGCGCCGGCCCGGCCGCCGGTCTGCCCGGCAGGCGGATGCCGAGCCCGAGCCTGGCGGGCAGGAGCCCGGCGGCCGGCAGGAGGGGTCTGCCGAGGTGGGCCCCGAGGGGTATCCGCTGAACACGCCGGTCAAGGACATGACGCCTGAGCAGCAGGCGGCCTACTGGCGCGCGCAGGCGAAAAAGCACGAAAAGACCGTCAAGGCGTTCGGCCGGTTCCGGCCGGAGCAGGTCAAGGAGATGGCCGAGCGGCTGCGCGAGATCGAGGACGCGCAGAAGAGCGAGGCCGAGCGGCTCGCCGAGCGCCTGGCGGAGGTGGAGCGGCGCGCCCGGGAGGCGGAGCTCGCCAAGGCGAGGCTGCTGGCGGCGTCGACGCATTCGGTGCCTGCGAGCCTGGTGGAGCGGCTCGCCGGCGAGACCGAGGAGGAGATCCTCGAGGCGGCCGAGGCGCTGGCCGAGGGGATCGACGCCGAGGTGGAGCGCCGGGTGGAGCAGCGGCTGGAGCAGCGGGTGGCCGAGCGGCTCGCCGAGCTCGAGCAGGAGCGGAAGCAGCAGTCCAGCGCGCGCGGCGGCTGGCCGGTGGAGTCCCTGCGCCCTGGCGCGATGCCGGCCAATGAGGACACGGACCCGAACGAGGCGTTCCGCCAATTCCTGATGGGCGGGCGCCGCTAGCTACCCCTTTTCTTGTTCGTTGAGCAGCGCCGGCTCCTCGCACGGGGCCCGGGTCCGCTGCATGCTGTTGAGAGGAGTGCCCCGTGCCGTACGATGAGCTGATCACTAGGGATGTTTCCGATGACCCGCTGATCCCTGAGCCGGTGTCGGCTCAGATCATCCAGGAGCTGCCGACGCAGTCCTTCCTGCTGCAGCGGGCCGGTCAGGTGCGTATGAGCACCCGGACCCAGCGGCAGCCGGTGCTGGACGTGCTGCCGATGGCCTACTGGGTGTCGGGTGACACCGGGATGAAGCAGACCAGCGCGGTGGACTGGACGAATGTGACGCTGGTCGCCGAGGAGCTCGCGGTGATCGTCCCGATCCCCGAGGCGTACCTGGATGATGCCCAGGTGCCGATCTGGGATGAGGTGCGGCCGCGGATCGTGGAGGCGTTCGGCTACAAGATCGACGCGGCGGGTCTTTTCGGTGTGGACAAGCCGGGCTCGTGGCCGGCTGACATCTACAGCTCGGCCGTGGCCGCCGGTAACACGGTGGTCGCCGGCACCGGCAAGGATTTTGCGCAGGATGTGGCCGCGCTCGGCGAGGTGATCGCCGCCGACGGGTTCCAGATCAGCGGTTTTGCCGCCCGGCCGGGCCTGAAGTGGAAGCTTGTGGGCCTGCGCAGCCAGGACGGTTCGCCGATCTACCAGCCGGACCTGCAGAGCGGCGGCGGCGGCATGCTGTACGGCTACCCGGTGACGGAGGTCACCAACGGGGCCTGGGACAGCAGCGAGGCGGAGCTGATCGCCGGCGACTGGTCCAAGTGCATCATCGGTGTCCGGCAGGACATCACCTACAAGATGTTTGACCAGGGCGTCATCAGCGACGGCGACGGCAAGGTGATCCTCAACCTCATGCAGCAGGACTCGGTCGCGCTCCGCGTGACCATGCGGGTGGCGTACGCCACCAGCAACCCGGTCACCGCGCTGAACTCGAACTCCGCCACCCGGTTCCCGTTCGGTGTGGTGCAGGCGGCGACGGCCGGTTCCTGATCCGCCCTGGGTTGTGGCGGGCTGGTGGCTGGTGCGGCAGAGACCTGCGGGCATGCGCCTGTGGGTCTCTGCCGCGGATGGCCAGCTGAGGTTTGACGATGGGAGTTGTCTGGTGCGCCTGTTGGCCATGATCCACGCGTATCCGCCGCGCCATAACGCCGGCGCGGAGTGGATGGTGCACACCATGTTGCGGGCCGCGGTGGAGCGTGGCCATGAGGTGGATGTGGTGCTCTCGTCGCGGCTGGAGGAGGGGCCGTATGAGCTGGATGGGGTGCGGGTGCACCCGTTCCGCTCCAAAGCTGACCCTTTTCGTTTTCTGGATGCGGCGGATGCGCTGGTGACGCATCTGGAGTGCACGCGCCGGGCTGCGGTGATCAGCCGGGTGCATGGTGTGCCGCTGATCCAGGTGCTGCACAACACTTACGACCAGAGCAAACACTGGGTCGCCAAGGGGCCGTGCACGCTGGCGGTTTACAACTCGGAGTGGATGCGCGCCGAGTTTGAGGCGTGGCTGGATTCGGTGCGTGCGCCGCGGCCGGATGCGGTGGTGGTGCGCCCGCCGGTGCTCGCCGAGGAGTATGCCACCAGGCCGGGTGACCGCGTCACCCTGATCAACCTCTACCCGCCGAAGGGGTCGGGGACGTTCTGGCAGCTGGCCGAGCGGATGCCGGACGTGAAGTTTTTGGCGGTGATCGGCGGCTACGGCCACCAGGACGTGCGTGAGCTGCCGAATGTCGAGGTGATGCCGAACATCCCGGGCTGGCGGATGCGGGATGAGGTGTATGCCCGCACCAAGATCCTGCTCATGCCGTCGGAGTATGAGTCGTGGGGTCGGGTCGGGGTCGAGGCTATGGCCTCCGGTATCCCGGTGATCGCCCACCCAACCCCGGGCCTGCAGGAGAGCCTCGGCGACGCCGGCGTTTTCGTGGACCGGAACGACATTGACGGCTGGGAGCGGGCGATCCGCCGGCTGCTGACGCCGCGCGCCTACGGCACCGCCTCCAAGAAGGCGAGGGCGCGGTCGGCGGAGCTGGATCCGGCGCCGGATCTGGAGCGGTGGGTGGCGGCCGCGGAGATGGTCGCGGCGCAGCGTGACCGGATGCGCATGCTCGCCCGGCTGACGCACTAAAAGGGGGTGTCCGGTGGAGAGTTTGGCGACTGAGGCCGACCTGGTCGCGCGGCTCGGCCGGGACCTGACCGACGATGAGCGGGTGCGGGTGTGCGCGCTGCTGGCGGACGCCTCTGCGCTGATCCGGGGCTATACCGGCCGCGATTTCACCCAGGCTGTGGATGACACGGTGGTGCTGCGCGCGACCGGGGGGACGCTCCGGCTACCGCAGCGGCCCGTGATCGAGGTCAAGCGGGTGGAGGCGATCGGCGCCCCGCAGACGCCCGACATCACGCTCGCCGACTGGCTGTTCGACGGGATCGACCAGATCCGGCTCGGCGAGGGCAATTGGATCATCAACCTGCCGGAGATCTGGTGGGACGATGACGGCTTCCCCGGCACCTACCGGGTGACCTACACGCACGGGTATGCGCAGGTGCCGCCGGATGTGGTGGCGGTGGCGTGCCAGATGACGCTGCGCACGCTGACCTCCCCGGCGATGGTCGGCGGGGTGACGAGCGAGACGGTGGGCCCCTACAGCTACCGGTCGGAGACGCCCGGTCAGGGGCTGGCGGTGACGTTGACGGATGCCGAGCGGCGGGTGCTGGACCGGTACCGGACGACCACCGGCACGATCACAGTGAGGATCTAGATGCGGGTTTTGGCGCGGTTCCACGCCTACGTGCCGGAGCACGGCGGCGGGGCTGAGGTGATGGCGCACACGCTCCTGCGTGAGCTGGTGGCGCGTGGCCACCAGGTGCGGGTGTGGCTGTCCCAGCACAACGGGCGGCGTGAGCCGTACGAGGTGGACGGGGTCGAGGTGATCCCGGTCAAGGCCAGGCAGGATTTCCTGCGTCTGGCCCGGGACAGCGATGTGGTGGTCTCGCATCTGGAGAACGTGCGGGCCGCGGCTGCGGCCGCGCGCGGCTGGGGCCGCCCGCTGGTGGTGTTGTGTCACAACACTTTCCCGGCCACCTTCTCCGCGGTCGGGTCGGGCACGACGGCGCTGGCGGTCTACAACAGCCAGTGGATGGCGGCGGAAGCCGAGCGATGGTTCGCGGAGAACCCTAAGGCCGCGCGTCCGCTGGCGAGTGTGATCGTGCGGCCGCCGGTGCGCGCAGCCGACTACCGCACCACCCCCGGCGACCACATCACGCTGGTCAACCTGCACAAGCCCAAGGGCGGGGATGTGCTGTGGCGGCTCGCCGAGCGGATGCCGGGCCACCGGTTCCTCGCCGTCAAGGGCGCCTACGGTGAACAGATCGTCTCTCAGGCGCCGAATGTTGAGGTGGTCGAGCATGTGCCGCCGGCGCAGATGGCCGAGCGGGTGTATGCGCGCACCCGGGTGCTGATCATGCCCAGCGAGTATGAGTCGTGGGGGCGGGTCGGGGTCGAGGCTATGGCCTCCGGTATCCCGGTCGTGGCCACCCCCACCCCGGGCCTGTGCGAGTCCCTCGGTGAGGCCGGGATTTTCGTCGAGCGTGATGATCTGGACGGCTGGGTGGCGGCGCTCACCGCGCTCGACGACCCGGAGGCGTGGCAGGCCGCGTCGAAGAAGGCGAAGGCGCGGTCGCGTCAGCTCGACCCTGCCGCGGACCTGGCACGGTGGGTTGAGGCGGTCGAGAGGCTGGGCCGGCGATGACCAGGGGTGAGACGGTGACCGTGCTGACCCGCTTGCCGGCCGGGCGCGACGCCCACGGCAACGAGATCTGGACGTGGGCTGAGCGGGACGTGGCGGGCTGCATCGTCTGGCCGTCGGGCAGCACCGAGCAGACCGAGGCGCGGGACACGGTCACCGACCGGATCAACGTCTCGCTCCCGTACGGCACGGACGTCTCGTCGGTGTCGCGGATGCGGGTGCGTGGCGAGCTGTATGAGGTGGACGGCACACCGGAGCAGTGGAGCTCGCCGTTTACCGGGTGGCGGGCCGGTGTGCTGGTCCGCGGGGTGAGGATCACCGGCTGAGCGCAGCGTCCTCGAGGGGAGGAGATGGCGGTGGCGGCGGCTCGTGCACGGTATCGGCCGGACATCCGCGGTTTCGGCCGTGTCCTGGCCTCGAAGCAGATGCAGGAGGAGATGCGGCAGCGTGCCGAGCGGGTCGCGCGCCGCGCCCGCGCGCTGGCGCCGGTGGACACCGGCGAGTATGCCCGGTCTTTCCGTGTCGAGGTCGGTGTGCGGGCGGGGCCGCGGCCGCGCGCCGTGGCCTTGGTGATCAACGACGATGTGGCGGCGCCGTATGTGGAGTGGGGCACGAGCCGTACGCCCCGCTACAGGGTGATGGGCCGGGCCGCGGAGAGTGCCCTATGAGCGTCGTGGTTGATATTGAGGCGCTGATGGTGGCCTGGGTCACGGATGTGGTCAGGCTGCCGGCGAGCACGGAGACACCGGCGGATCTGGAGTCGCGGGTGCCGTTTGTGCAGGTGACCGGCACAGGCGGCGACCATGACGGGTACCGCCGGGATGAGCCCAGCGTGGACATCAGCGTATTCGCGGCCACGACGGTGGAGGCGGCCGACTGGGCCGGCCGGATCCACTGGCTGCTGCATGAGCAGCTGGCCGAATCGGTCTACGACGGGGTGTCGGTCAACCGGGTGCGCACGTCGGTGCGGCCGCACCGGGTGCCGTACGACAACCCGGCTCTGCGCCGCTACGAGGCGAGCTACAGCCTGGTGGTGCACCCCGTCTAGCAGCACTTTTTTCCTGTTCGCCCCCGGGGCCGCCGGTCGCGGGGGCTTTTTGCTGCCCCAGCATGTGAGGAGCACATCATGCCCACTATCTACCGGGACGCCAAGCTGGCGGTGGTCGGCACCAACGGCGGTGTCTGGGTGGCGCCGCTGGGTACGGCGCAGCCGTCGGACCCCGAGGAGCAGCCGCCTGCGCCGTGGCTGGCCATCGGCGCGATCTCCACTGACGGTTTGACTAATGGTGTTGAGGAGGACACCGAGCAGTTCACTCCGTGGGGTCTGACCTCGCCTTTCCGCACGGTTGTGACGAGCTCGGTGCGGACGTTCAGTTTCACGGCGTGGGAGATCAACAGGCCGATCGTGCGGGCCCTGCAGAACCGGCTCGAGGTGGATGACCTGCAGCCGGATCTGGACGGGATCGTCCGGTACGCCGAGTCCGGCACGGCGGAGCCGGACCGCCGCAGCTGGCTGATCGACGTGTATGACGGCCAGGTGTGGGAGCGTTTCTACATCCCCGAGGGTGAGATCACCGAGCGTGGCGAGGTGACCTACCAGCAGGGTGAGATGGTCGGGTACGAGTGGACGATCTCCACCTACCCCGACTCGGCCGGGAACCTGGTCTACCACAGCTACTTTGCGCCTCAGGTGGAGGATCACCTGTCCTGATGACTACCAACAAGATCGCCCAGGAGCCGGTCAGCCTGTTCTCGCTTCGCCGGCGTGCGCAGGAGGCCAAGAGGGAGCCGTTCACGTTCGATGTGGACGGCAAGATTTTCACGATGAGGGACCCGACCGAGGCCGACTGGCAGGTCACCGCGGCGCTCGGCAGGGGCGAGGGTGACCTGCGCGAGTTCATGCGCGAGCTCCTCGGCGACGATTACGAGGAGTTCGCCAAGATCCGCGGCATCAGCAGCGCTGACATCAACGCGCTGATCGAGGCCGCCACCCGCCACTACCAGGGGGTCGGCCGGGGGGAATAGCCGGCCTGGCCCGCCTGCTCGGCGAGCACTATGACGCGGTCGAGGCCGACCTGTGGCGCTACTACCAGCTGGATGTGCGGGATCTGTGGCGCCCAGGCGGCGGCCGCTCGGCGCTGACGTGGCGGCTGCTCGGCAATTTGATCCGGCATCTGCCGCCGGAGTCCGCGGTCAAGACCGAGCTGCGGAACGCGATGAGCGACGCCGAGATCAAACGGCTCGCCGAGGAGGCCGACCCGTCGCAGGGTCAGTGGTCGCATGCGGAGATGCTGATCGCGTCGCTGATCGACGCGGTGCGCGCCAACACCTACGTGCTGCAGCGCGTCAACGGCGGCAAGGGCAAGGCTCCGGAGCCGGTGCCGCGGCCGGGTGTGCCGTCCAAAAAGCGCAGAAAGCGCCGGCAGCTGTCGGCTGAGCAGACCGCGATGGTGCTGGCGCGGATCCGCGGGGAGCGGGTGCCGCTCGGCCGCGGCCAGTGGGTGCAGTCACCGCCAGGTTTGGTCACGCGTCCTGTCCAGTAGTCGCCGGGGTGGCCCCGGCTCGCCTGATCCGCAGAGGGGAGGGGTGGGCCGGTGGCCCAGTTCCAGGCTGGCGAGGTTGTCGTCCCGGTTGTGCCGGATGCGACCGGTTTCCACCGGGAGCTGCGCAGGAGTCTGGTTCCGGGTGCGCAGCAGGTGGGCCGGGAGATCGGCGAGCAGATCAGCCGCGGGATCCAGGCGCAGCTGCGGGACGTGTATGCGCCGGTGCACCAGGCGGCGCAGCGGGAGCAGGCGCGCGCGACCCGGGACGGCTCCGAGGTCGGCGGCGCTTTCGCCCGCGGGGTGCGCGCCCGCCTGGAGGCGGCGTTCCGCACCCTGCCGAGAATCGAGCTGGATGCCGACGCGTCGGAGGCGCAGCGGACCATTCAGGAGCTGCGCGCCCGGATCGAGTCGCTGTCCGGCAAAACGGTTGGGATCGATATCGACGCCGGTGAGGCGCAGGCTGAGGTCGCCGCGCTGCAGCGGGAGCTGCGCGCCCTCGACCGCGAGGACGTGTCGGTTGATGTGCGGGCCGATGTCCGCGGGGCGATGGGTGAGCTCGCCGCGGTCGAGGCTGCGCTGTCCGGGCTGGACAAGCAGGTCGCCCGGCCGCGGGTCGATGTGGACATCTCCGGCGCGATGTCCGCGATCGGCACGCTGTCGCTCGCGCTGGCCGGCCTGGCGGCTATCCCGGTCGGCGCGTCCCTGGCCGCCGGCCTGGCGGGTTTGACGGCGCCGCTGGCCGCGGCCGGCGCCGGGTTCGCCGGGCTTGCCGCGGTCGCACTGCCGAGCATCGGCCGGATCAACGAGGCCCTCAAGGAGCAGGAGCGCACCACGCAGGCCGCCGCTGGTGCGAGCCGGTCGGCGGCGCAGGAGGCCGCCCAGCGCGCGCAGCAGGCGTTCAGCCTGGAGATGGCCGAGCGGCGGGTCGCCGACGCCAAGAAGGNCGCCCGGGACGCCGAGGAGGAGCTCACCCGGGCCCGGCAGGAGGCCCGGCGCGCCATCGAAGAGCTGCGGATGTCGGTGGTGGATGCGGCGCTGTCGGAGGAGTCGGCGGCGCTGGCCGTGGAGGAGGCCCGGCAGCGGCTTGCCGAGGTCATGGCCGACCCGGAGGCCACCGATCTGCAGCGGCGCCGCGCGGAGCTGTCGGTTCGGCAGGCCGAGCAGGCGCACAAGCGCGCCATCATGCGCTCCAAGGAGATCCAGGCCGAGGAGAAGGCCGCGGCCCGGGCCGGGATCGAGGGGTCTGACCAGGTCAAGGCCGCCAAGGAGCGGCTGGCGAAGGCCGAGCAGCAGGTCAAGGACGCCCAGACCCAGCTGAAGATCTTGCAGCTGCAGCAGGCGGCGGCGTCCCAGCAGCAGGCCAAGGCCGCCGGGTCCGTGGCGAGCAAGTTCAAGGAACTGTCCCCGGCGGCGCAGAAGGCCGCCAAGGAGATCAAGGCGTTCGGCGACGCGTACGAGGGCTGGCAGAAGAAGCTGGAGCCCGCCGTGCTCCCGGCGGTCACCGGCGCGCTGCGGGTCCTGCAGTCGCTGTTCAAGCCGCTGACACCGGTGATCACGGGCACGGCCGGCGCCCTGGTCAAGCTGGAAAAGTCCGCGTCCCAGGCGCTCGGCGGACCTTTCTGGAAGGACTTCTTCCAGCAGCTCGCCAAGGAAGCCCCGGGCGCGGTCACCAACCTGGTCAAGTCGATCGGTCACGTGATCACCGGGATCGCCGGGATCGTCCGGGCGTTCCTGCCGTTCTCCGGCACGGTCACCGGCGGGATCGAGTCGGCGGCGAAAGCGTTCGCCGAGTGGGGCAAGTCCCTCAAGGACAGCGAGGGCTTCAAGGCGTTCATGGACTACGTCCGCCAGACCGCCCCCACGGTGATCGGGATCGTCAAGGACCTGTGGAACACCCTGCTCAACCTGCTGTCGGGGCTGTCCGGGCCCGGCGCGAGCGCGCTGGATGTGGTCAAGCGGATCACCGGCTGGCTGGCTGGCTTGTCGCCGGAGACGCTGAAAAACTTCACCCTCGCCGTGCTCGGCGTCGTGGCGGCGTTCAAGACCTGGAACGTCATCACCACGGCGGTTGACGGGGTCCGCAGGGCCGTCCAGACCGTGCAGACGATCTGGACGGGGGTTTCGACCGCGGCGTCGCTGGCGGCTAAGGGGGTCAGCCTGGCCGCCAAGGGGATCGGGGCCGCGGCGCGCGGGGTCGGCGCGGCGTGGTCGGGGATCTCGACGGCGGCGCAGCGGGCCGCGCAGGTGGCCCGGTCGGCGGGGTCGGCGATCGCGAACGCGGCGCGTACCGCCGGGTCGGTCGCTGCGCGCGGCGCGACCGCGGCGTGGGACGGGATCCGCACGGCGGCGCAGCGCGCCGGCGCGGCGGCCCGCACGGCCGGGACGGCGATCGCGAACGGTGCGCGCGCCGCCGGGCAGGCGGCGGTGTCGCTCGGCCGGGCCGCGCTGGAGTACGGCAAGATCGCCGCGCAGGCGGTGCTGGCGCGGGCGCGGACGGTAGCGTTCGCGGCGGCGCAGGCGGTCATCAAGGGGGCGACGCTGGCGTGGGCAGCCGCCCAGCGTGTGCTCAACGTCGCGCTGTCGGCCAACCCCATCGGTGTGGTGGTCACCGCGATCGGCCTGCTGGTGGCCGGCCTGGTGGCCGCCTGGAGCAACTCAGAGACATTCCGGAACATCGTCACGGCTGCCTGGGAGGCCATCAAGACCGTCATCCAGACCGCCTGGGAAGGGTTCATCAAGCCCGCGCTCGAGGCGTTGTGGAATTTCATCCAAAACACCCTCGGGCCGGTGTTCACCTGGATCTGGCAGAACATCGTCGTCCCGGCGTGGCAGGGCATCCAGGCCGCCATCCAGACCGCCTGGAACGGGTTTATCAAGCCCGCGCTGCAGGCGATTTGGAATTTCATTAAGAACACCCTCGGCCCGGTGTTCACCTGGATCTGGAAGAACATCATCGTCCCGGCGTGGCAGGGCATCCAGACCGTCACTAAGACGGTGTGGGAGAACGTGATCAAGCCCGCCCTTCAGACGGTCTGGAATTTCATTAAGAACACCCTCGGCCCGGTGTTCACCTGGCTGTGGAAGAACATCATCGTCCCAGCTTGGGACGGCATCAAGGCAGCGATCACCACCGTCTGGGAGAAGTTCCTCAAGCCTGTATTCGACAAGCTTTATGAGGTCATTTTCAAGACGGTCCCGGACGGATTCAAAAAAGGTGTTGAGCTGATCCGGGCCGCGTGGGATAAGGTCAAGGAAGCCGCCCGCGCACCGGTGAAGTTCATCGTCGATGTCGTCTACAACAACGGCATCGTCAAAGTTTGGAACACCGTCGCCGATTTCCTGAAGCTGCCGAAGCTGTCGACGCTGGCGTTCGCGCGCGGCGGCGTGGTGCCCGGCTACACCCCGGGCAAGGACGTGGCGCTGGCCGCCGTGTCCGGCGGCGAGGCGATCATGCGGCCGGAGTGGGTGCGCGCGGTCGGCGAGGACTACGTCCACAAAATGAACGCCGCGGCCCGCCGCGGCGGCGTGACCGGCGTGGCCAAGGCGCTCGGGCTCGTCGGCGACCCGAGCGGGTTCGCCGGCGCGTTCGCCGAGGGCGGCATCGTCGGCAACATCAAAAAGGCGCTCGAGGGCGGCATCAAGATCGGCGCCGAGAAACTGCTCAATCCGCTGCTGGATGCGGCGGAGCGGGCCATGGGGGACTCGCCGTGGGGCCGCATGCTCGTCGGCATCCCCCGCAAGATGATCACCGAGGTGATCAAGTTCCTCGGGGAGAAGGAGGGGTCGGCCGGCGGCGGCCGGGCGGTCGCCTACGCCCGGGCGCAGATCGGCAAGCCGTACCGGTGGGGCGGCACGGGCCCGGACGCGTTCGACTGCTCGGGTCTGGTGATGCGGGCCTGGCAGGCGGCCGGTGTGGCCGACATTCCGCGCACCAGCCAGCAGCAGATGGCGTGGGTGCGGCCCGTGCAGTCGCCCGCGCCGGGCGACCTGGGGTTCCCTCACCCGGGGCACGTGTGGATCTACAGCGGCCCGAAAACGATCATCGAGGCGCCCTACACCGGCGCGTACGTGCGGGAGGTGCCGGCGCGTGCGGCGCAGCTGATCGGCCGCCCGCCGCAGGCGTTCGCCCGCGGCGGCATCGTGGGGTATGCGCGCGGCGGGGTTCGGCGGCCGCGGGCTCACATCACCGATCAGCCGACGGTGCTGTTCGGTGAGGCGGGGCCGGAGGCGTTCATCCCGCTGCGGCGGGATCGGCGGAGCCTGCGGGTGCTGGGGCAGGCCGCGGCGGCGATGGGGCAGGCGGTGGTGCCCGCCGGCGAGCTGGCCGGCGGCGGCTACCTGGAGGCGATCCAGGCGGCCGCGCTGATGGCGGCCGGCGGGATCGTCTCCCCGACCGGGTCGGGGTCGGCGGCGAGCACGGCGGTCCGGCAGGTGTCGGCGACCGTGCAGCAGTCCACCGGCACCATCTCCTCCACGCTGGTCAAATCGAGTGAGATGCTGCGGTCGGCGCTGGCTGAGGGTACGGCGGTGCTGACCGGCGCGGTGGGGGATACCTGGCAGCGCGCATCGGCCGAGCTGACCGCCACGTCCCAGACGCTGTCGCAGGCGTGGGACCGGGCGGCGGCCTCCACCAGCCAGAGCATCACCCAGGTGGCCGAGGCCGAGACCAAGGCCAGCTCGCAGCTGGTGCAGGCAACCGGCCAGCTGGGGGAGACGGTCAGCCAGGCGACCGGTGAGCTGCAGGCGACGCTGGTGCAGGTGGCGGCGACGGTGTCGAAGGCCGCCGCGGGCACGATCAAACCCACCGCTGCGGCCACGGCCAAGAAGTCGGCCACGGCCAAGGCGGCCAAGAAGGTCGCGGGCACGACGTCGTCGCAGATGCTCGAGCTGGTGAGCATCCCCGTTCTGGTCAGCAAGAACGAGGACATCCCGGTCCGGGCGGCGGCGATCTTCGACCAGGGTGGGCTGCTGCCTCCCGGAGCGAGCCTGGTCTACAACGGGACGGGCCGGCCGGAGCCTGTGCTCACCGACCAGCAGTGGCGGGATCTGCAGGCCCGGCCGGGTGGCGGCCCGCTGGTGAACATCGAGGAGTTCAACGCGACTCCCGAGCAGTCGCCGCACGCGATCGCTGAGGAGCTCAGCTATCTGATGGCGGCGCGTCTGCGGATGCGCTGACCACAAGGGGTCTGGCGCGGCGCCTACTTGGTGAGGTGCCAGATGCCCTTGTGGTCGGCCATCCCGCTGTTGAGCGCGAACTGCAGCCGGGTGATCTTGGCGTTCTTCGGCACCTCGAACCCGATCACGCCCTTGCGGACGTCGCCGGGGCCGAGGGTGACGGTGCCGTTCAGCGGCACGCCGCCCTTGAGGTCGACGATCGTGGACGAGTACTGCTGGCCCTCGTCGTCGATCAGCACGGCGCCGTTGGATGGTGCGTCCTCGTAGGGGGTTTCGCCGACGTTTTTGAGGACGAGCTCGACGCCGTAGAAGCGGTTGCCGGGGCCGGGGCCGATGCCGTCGATCGCCGATGCGGCGTTGGGGAAGACACGGCTGAGCTTGACGGCGACCTTCGCGTTGTCGAACCCGTTGAGGGTGATGACGCTTCCGATCTTGGCGGTGGCGGGCTTGTTGGCGGACGCCTCGCCGCCGCTGCCAGTGTCGCCGGTGGGCTTGCTGATCGCGGCTTCCTTGTCCTCGGTGCTGGTGACGGTCGGCGCGCCGCAGGCGGTCAGGGCTGCGGCTAACAGCGCAACGGCGAATGTGAATCTTGCTCGCATTCGGTCCTCCGTGATCAAGGTCAGGTGTGCGGTGCCATCATCGCCTGCTCACGGCCGCCTCGGCGCGCACCTCGATCCCCTCGTGACCCAGTTGTTTGTGCTTGTTGTCTGAAAGGGGCGGGCGATATGTCCCGAATCCAGGCGTATACGGCCGCTGACCTGGCCCGTCTCCGGTCGATCCACACGCCGCCGGCCGGCGGGTGGACGAACGCCACACGTGACCAGGTCCGCGAGTACCGGGATGCGAACGGCAGGCTCGTGCAGGAGGTGCTGGACCAGCTGGGCAACCGGGTGCGGCGGCGCATGCGCCGTGTCGGCGGCCGCTGGGTCGAGGTGCAGGATGTGCGGATCAACCTCCGGACGGGGGTGTGAGGCGTGGCCATCGATCAGGACGGCTGGTTTGTCGACACGTTCGTCAAAGCCCTGGCCAATGAGATCGCGCTCGACCTCGGCGACACCACGCCCGGCGCTTTCAAGGGGGCGCTGTTCACCGATGATGTGACGCCCGATTTCGACCAGGAGGACCCGGCCTACGGCACGGCACCGTGGGATGCGGGTGAGGCGTCCGGCACCGGCTACACCGCCGGCGGCGCGGACCTGACCGTGACCGGCTGGGGCCAGCTCTCGGACGTCACCAAGGTGGGCTGGAGTTTCGCCCCGGTGCTGTGGGCCGATTCGACGATCTCGGCGTCGGGGCTGCTGGTGTACGCGCCGGGGCTGTCGGGCCGGTGCGTGATCCTGCGCGCGTTCGGTCAGACCTACACCACCGAGGCCGGGGATTTCGAGATCACGTTCGACTCTGAGGGTGGTGCGTGGCGCAACACCCTCCGCAACACCCCCTAGGAGCTAGCCGTGGCCAAGTCCGGTTATGCAGTCACTACCGAGGGCGCCGTCGCCCTGAGCACCACCACCAAGAGCATCCTGGGTGTCAAAAGTGGGGCCACGACCGCGAATTTCGGTGTGGATCTCATCGGGATCCGGGTGGCTTTCGACGGCACCACCGCCGGCGCCACCCCGGTCCGGGTCGAGCTGTGCGCCGCCAGCTTCGCCACGAATCCGCCGGGCACGAGCTCCACGAGCGTGACGGTGCGGCAGCGGTACGGCCGCCTGGCCGGCACCGGGTTCACCGCCGCCCGGAACTGGACGAGCGAGCCGACCGTGCTCACAGTGCTCGACGAGTGGCTGCTCACCCCCAACGGCGGCCTGGTGATCTACGACTGGCCGCTCGGCACCAGCCCGGATTCTCCGCTGGGTGAGGGGTTCGTGATCCGATGCACGGCCGACGCCGCGGTGAACGTGCGCGCCACCATGTATTTCGAGCGGTGCTGAGGGGGGATCGATGCCGTCCCTGCGCGGCAGCGCCACCACCGGCACCAACACCTCCGCCACGGTCAGCGTCAGCCGCCCAAGCGGTGTCGTCGCCGGAGACATCCTCATCGCCCTGCAGTGCAATGAGACTGGGCTCAGCGGCGGGCTGCCGTCCGGCTGGACGCAGATCTACGATGATTACTTTGCGTTCGAGGCGCGGGTCGCCATCCGCGTCGCCGGCGCGAGCGAGCCGTCAAGTTACACCTTCGGCGGTAACACCAGCGGCATCCGCCAGAACGTGATCATGATCGCGGTCGCCGAGGCCGACCCCGACCTGTACACCCTCACCGACGGCAACTCCGGCTCGGGCAGCACGATCACCGCCCCGGCCGCCACCGCGGTGCGCGGCGACGCGTTCGTGGTGCGGTACGCCGTCGCGTCCGATGGGTCGCCGGTCACGTTCACGCCGCCGAGCGGGCACACCGAGCGAGCGGAGATCGCCCAGGAGTGGGTGTCGTGCACGTGCGCCACCCAAAACACCCTGGCGGCGGCGGGCTCCGTGAGCTCGGCGAATTTCACCGCCTCGACGTCGATCGTGGGGTCGGAGTTCCGGCTGGGGATCACCATGCTGCTGTATCCGCCGGCGGCGGCCGAGCAGCGGATTGTGGTCTCGCCCACGGCTGTGCACCGCTCCTGGTCCTGGTAGCGGGAGGGGGGAGGCGCTGTGGCTCGTCTGGGGCGGGGCCGCCCGCAGCCGCCGATCTACGCGCATCCGCGGCTGGGGCAAAAACACGCCCGGCAGAGTCTGCCGGCGTGGCAGACCGGCGCCGAGTGGCCGGTGCTGCGGATCGACATCCCGGATGTGCGGCTGCTGCTGCCGGCCTGGCAGACCGCGGCTGAGTGGCCGCCGCTTGACCTGCGCAGGCACGCCTACCCGCACCCGGTGGTGTGGGAGACGGAGTCCGAGTGGCCTGACCTGCAGGTTTCGGTTCCGGTACGGCCCGGCGACCTGATCACCGGGGATTTCCAGATCGAGTGGGGCGGTCTGGTTTTCGGCGGCTACGGCAACGTGTACCAGATCATCAGCGGGACCCTTGAGGGCTGGGATGACATGCCGGAGCTGGTGTCCGGCAACGCCGAGCGGGGCGCCCGGCACGGGTCCTGGCCCGGCCGGGACTGGCTGGCCGAGCGTGTGGTGTCGGTGACGGTCGCGATCTCGGGGCCGACCGACAGCCAGGCGTTCACCCTGGCCAGCCGTAACCTGCGCCGGGCGATGGGTATCTCCGCCTCCGGCACCGAGCAGTATCTGGTGATCCGGACCGCGGGTGAGACGCTGATGGCCGCGGCCAAACCGGACGGCCGTATCCAGCCAACCCAGCACTACAGCCAGTTTTTCACGCCGGTGCAGCTGCGGTGGCGCTGCTCGGATCCGACACGGCTGGATGTGCGGCAGCAGTCGGTGCTGGTGCCGGTCGGCGGGCAGCGCACCTGCGACAACGAGGGCGACATGGAGGCCCGGCCGGTCATCCGGATCCGCGGCCCCGTCGTCAACCCAGTGGTCACCAACGTCACGCTCGGCCGGGTGCTGCGGTTCGACATCACCGTCGGCGATGGTGAGCGGCTCGATATCGACACCAACCGCGGCACCGCGGTCATCGGCGGCGAATCCAAAATGGACGCGCTGTCCACGCAGAGCGTGCCGCCGGAGGAGTGGATCCTGGCCGCCGGCACCAACGCGGTCTCCTACTCCGCCGCATCCGGCGGCACCGCCGGATGCGAGATCCTTTTCCGCTCGTCCTACAGCTGACCTGCACTGATACCAGGCGTGGAGGGGGGTGCCGATGCCCTCCATCCGCTCGGTGTCGCGCCGCGCCTGGGCCGGGGCGACCTCGACCGTGCAGCGCCCGGCCGGTGTGCAGCCCGGCGACCTGCTGATCGCGTTCATGGGGTCCGACCAGGGCAGCGTGTCAAACCTGCAGATCAGCGGCGGCTGGACGCTGCTGGCCCAGCAGGAGGGTTTTGTCGACGCGTGGGCCGGCAGCAAGATCTGGCGGCGCGTGGCCACCGCGAGCGAGCCGAGCAGCTACACCGTCTCCCAGCATCCGGGCGCGGACGGTGTGGTCATCATCGTGGCGATCCGGGACGCCACCACCAGCGGCATCGTCGTGACCGGCGATGGCGCGGAGGAGATGACCGACGAGGTTCCGGCGCCGCCGGCCACGCCGAGACGGCCCGGCTCGCTGGCCCTCAGGTGGGCCGCCGGCACCCAGTACCTGCCCGGCGATTTGCTGGACTGGGAGTATCCGCCCGGCCACCAGGGGGTCACCCAGGACCAGTCGGGGCGGTTTGCGTCGGCGGCGCTGGCGGCGCGGCAGCTGCCGACCAGCTCGCCGATCGGCCAGGCCGTGTTCTGGGTGTGGCCGTTTGTTCACGTCTGGCAGGCGTTTACGGTCATCGTCCCGCCGCCGCAGCAGCAGCCGGACACCCCGCCGGCGCCGCCGCCCACGATCCCGGCGATCGACTCCTCTGAGCAGGTTGTCCACTACTCCTACGTGTTCTGTGACCTGCTGACCGACCGGCTGATCGCCAACGACCTCGACCTGAAGGACGTCTCGTATGAGCGGCGGATCGGCGAGCCCGGCTCGTTCAGCGCGACGGTGGACATCGTCGACGAGATCACCGCGGCCAGGGTGGCCCGCGTGGTGCCGCGGCATCCAGAGGACCTGTCCACCGGGCCCGGCCGCGTGGTTTGCCACGTCTACCGCAACGGGGTGATCTGGGGCTCCTACATCATCTGGTCCGCCAGCATCTCCTGGGGCGGCCGGGACCAGCCCATCCAGGTGCGGCTGGAAGGGGCGAGCCTGGAGTCCTACCTGTTCCGGGTCCACATCCGCGAGGATCTGGGCCCCTATGAGGGGGTTGATCAGATCCAGATCGCCCGCGACCTGCTGGCGACCATGCAGCTGACCCCCCGCTACAACATCAAGCTGGTGCTCACCGAGGGCACCAGCGGGGTGCTGCGGGACGCCCAGTTCCTCGCCTCGGAGGCCGCCTCGTACGGCGAGCGGCTGCAGGAGCTCGCCAACGTTGACAACGGTTTCGAGTGGATGATCGTCACCGTCGATAACGGGGACGGCACGCGCACCCGCTACTGGGTGTGGGGCTACCCGCACATCGGGTCGGACGCCACCGACCACAAGTTCCTGCAGCCCGGGAACGTGCTCGCGTGGTCGGAGTCGATCGACGTCCGCGGCGGCACCGCGTTCCAGGCCCGCGGGCAGGCCTCGTCCGAGGATGCCTCCGAGGAGGCGCAGGCGCCGGTGTCACAGGTCATCCTCGCCCAGGACCACATCGCCGCCGGCTGGCCGGGCCTGGATGTGACCACCGACTACTCCAACGTCTCCGACGTGCAGACCCTCAACGCCTACGCCAGGTGGGGTGCCACCCACCGCGCGGGCGCGACGCGGCTGCACGAGGCAACCGTCCGCCTACCGGCGAACACCACGTTCGGGCCCGGCAACCTCGGCGACCGGGTGACGCTGATGCTGGTCAACCCCTGGTGGCCGGTAGAAAACGGGGTCGCCTCGTTCGCCAAGTCCTGGCGTGTGGTCGGCATGACGATCCGGCCCCCCAGCCGAGGCCGCGACATCGAGGAATGCGTTTTGACGTTCGAGGAGGAGGAGGCGGGGCCGGGTGCCTGAGTACCGAGATGACATCCTTAGGGAGCTAGCAGAGCTGAAACGGCAGGTCGCGCAGCTGGCCGCCCAGGCCCAGCGCCGTGAGGCTCTGACCAGGGCGTCGGCCGGGTGGATCATCTCCAACCGGCAGACGCCGTCGACGCCGCAGAACGGGGCGCACTTGTATGCGGCGAGCGGCCGGCTGATGGTCCGCCAGTCCAACGGGGAGACGTTCCCGATCGAGCCGGCTCCGGAGATCCCTTTCCAGCCGGCCGCGCCGGTGTCGGATGTGCCGGTTTTCACCTCACCGGCCGACCCGGGAAACACGATCGAGTCCATCCGGTCGGCTTACCAGCTGCTGCGGACCGACTGCCAGTCGGGGATCCGCGCCAATTTGATCGAGCTGAAAACATCGCTGCGTAACGCGGGGATTTTGCTGGGCTGACCTGCAGCGATTGGTGAGCGTGCCGCCCGCGCGTGCCTGGGTCTGGGCTGTCCCGGGCGCGTCGGTAAAGGGGATCGGGCGCGGGCGGCCTCCCCCCTCCGGATCCGATAGGAGGCATATGACCCCTGAGCAGCCCAGCCTCGGTGAGCTCGCGCGCGCGCTCGAGCGGCTGGAGGCGGAGGTGTCCCGGCGGCTCGACCAGATCTACGCGCAGATGAGCCAGATGATCACCCGGGATCTGCATGATGCGCACCGCGCCGCGCTGCACGAGGCGATCGCGCAGCTCCGCGAGGACATCCGGACCGAGCGGGAGCGGCGTGCGGCGGATCGGCGGATGGTGATGAGCGCGCTGCTGACGGCGACGTTGTCGCTGGTGGTGGCGGTGCTCTCGGCGGCCATGCAGGGCGGTGGTGGCTGATGGCGACGGTGCAGAAGGTCCGCGCCGAGCTCGAACGGCACATCGGCTACCGGGAGACCGGCACGAACCTGACCGTGTTCAACCGGGAATTCGGCCGGCTGCCCGGGTATCCGCACGACGGCTACGGCTACCCCTGGTGCCACTCGTTCCTGTCGGTGTGCCTCAAACGCGCCGGCATGCGGCCGGATGTGGATTTCCCGTGGACGGCCAGCTGCCTAAACGGCGTGGCCTGGTTCACGAAAAAAGGCCGGTTCGGGACGACGCCCAAGGTGGGGGCGTTCGTCTACTACGGGCCAGGCGGCGGCACGCACGTGGAGTGGGTGAAAAAGGTCACCTCCACGTCGATCGTCACGATCGGCGGCAACACGAGCGGGTCGCTCGACGGCGTCTACTACAACGGTGACGGGGTCTACGAAAAGACGGTTTCCCGGTCGAGTAGCCGGATCTACGGCTACGGATACCCCATCTACACGCAGGAGGATGACATGCCGCTGTCGGCCGCCGACGTGAAGAAGATCGCCGACGCCGTCTACGACCGGTTCACGCACAAGGTCGGCGAGGGCGTGTGGGCTCAGCGGATGGGCCTGTTCGAGGTCGGCCACAAGATCGACCCGAGGTCGGCGTTCCGGCAGACCTGGGCGTACGCCAAAGACGCCTACCAGCGGAACCGGGAGATTCTGGCGAAGCTGGAGGCGCAGAACACGGCGATCAGAGCGCTCGCTGAGGCGCTCGCCGCGCGGGACGCCGCGATCAACGCCGATGAGCTGGTGGCGCGGATCCGCGCCGAGATCTCGCAGATCACGGTGCGGCTCGTCCCCGAGAACGACCCCTCCTGAGCCTGACGAGCCTTCTCCTTGATCGCGCCCTCAAGGTGGGGGCGCTGTTTGCATTTTTGGAGGAATTTTGAGACGCATTCTCGACGGCATCGTGCTCGCCGTGGCGGCTGTCCTGCTGATGGCTCTCACCGCGCCCACCGCCCACGCGGCGGCGCGGCGGGACATCGACAGCCTGGTGATCGGGCAGGTCGGCTACAACGCCGTCGGGCCCGACCGGCTCTGGAACCGTAACCAGGAGTACATCGACGTCAGCAACGTCGGCCAGTCTGCGGTCAACGTCAAGGGCCTGGTCGTGGAGGACTCGTGGGCTCGAGCGAACCGGGCCACCAACGACAAGGGGTGCAACATTTACACGGTGACCGAGCTCCCCGGCGTCACTGAGACCGTCGACGGCGAGCTGCTGCTGCAGCCGCGGCACACGATCCGCGTCTACGTCGGCCAGGGCACCCCGCGGACCTTCGGTCTCGGCAACCGGATTCACGCCGTGTACATGAACCACGGCGTGGGTGACACCGCCGGCTGCGGCTACAACGGCCATTTCCTGAACAACGCCCGCGACCAGGTGTGGATCAAGCTCGGTGACAGTGAGAAGTCCAAGAGCTGGGATTTCCGCCGCGGCTACTACCTGCGCTGATGCTGAAAGGGGGGACCTGCCGTGTCCCTGTCTGACTGGATCGCTGCCTGGATCCGCACCCAGGTCGCCGTCTGGGTGCCCGTCGGCGTCAACTGGCTGGCCAGCCTCGGTGTCGAGGTGCCGGTCGAGCCGGCCACCGCGGTGGTCGTCGCCGCTCTGATCACCGGCTACTACACGGTGGTCAGGCTGCTGGAGGCCCGCTGGCCGTGGGTCGGCACCCTGCTCGGGTGGAAGGCTCAGCCGACCTACCAGAAGGGTGAGGATTCGACGGTGGTCCGCCTGCCCGGCTCGTGATGACCGGGTCCGCGTCGCCTCCTCTGCGGGGGTGATGTGGTGTGCCCTGCCTGCCCCTTGTGGGGCGGGCAGGGCACCTTTTTTGTTTTGTGCGCCGTATGTCTATTTCGCCGGGCAGGCTGTGATCATTTTCTGGCGTGCCGGTAACGGGTTTGTGTATTTCGGGAAATGCCGGACGTGTGGGGTTGGGCCGTGGCATGATTGTCACATCGAGCCCAGATGGCTCGGGGATCCCCTATTTTCTCTGGAGATTCACCATGATGTCCCGTAAGCGTATCCTCGCCGCGGTTTTTGGTGCCGCGGCTCTGATCACCACCGTCCCCTCCGCCGCGGCCGCCACCGCCCCCGCCAAGCCGAAGCCACACAAGCCCGCCGTCACGACCTGGACGCTGTGCGCGCACAAGACCAAGGGCACCGTCCGCCTCGCCACCAAGCGCCGCCCGTGCACCTGGCGGGAGGAGCGCATCGTGGTCGCCCCCGCCCAGCCGAAGCCCCAGCCGAAGCCGGCCGACGTGCGGCCGGCGCCGTACTACCTGCGGGACGGCTCCGTCACCAAGCACTGCGCGGCCACGGGCAAGTGGCGCGGCACCTGGGTCGTGGAGTGCCGGCAGGTCGGCGTCAAGCCGGTGCCCACCCCGGTGCCGTCGCAGACCGCCACCCCGGAGCCGTCGCAGACCGCCAGCCCGGCGTCGCAGTCGACCCGCACCACGCCGGCCAACCCGCGCGGCCCGCGGGACGCCAGCTGACCTAGCCACTCACTCTCGTCGCTCACACTCGGGTAAGGCCCCCGGCTCCAGATTCCGGAGCCGGGGGCCTTTTCCACGACCACACGGAAACGATGATCACGAAACTGGCCTATCTCGAACGGCGCGCAGAATCGCCCACCGTGACGGTGTTTTTGCACGGCCTCGGCCTGGACGCCGGCGACTACCGCGGCTACCTGGAATGGGACACCGAGCACCACCAGATCGCGCTGACGCTCAAAGGGTTCGACCCGGCCGAGCCACGCCCGCGCCGGCCGGTGACGCTGGCGGAGCACGTCGAGCTGGTGTCCGGTGCGCTCGCCGAGGTCGCCGCCGAAAACCCCGGCAAGAGGCTGGTGCTCGCCGGGTTTTCGCTCGGCGCCGACCTGGTGCTGAGGCTCGCCGAGCACTGGGCGGCGAACGGGCCGGTGGTGGCCCGGCTCGAGGGCGCCCTGCTGCTGGATCCGAACGTGAACCAGTCGACGATGACGATCTCGCGGCTGATTGCGGCGGCCGACCCGGACGATCCGCTGCCGGCGCTCAAACAGCTGGTCAGCGGCGCCCAGGCCACAGAAGAGCTGGCCGCCGTGTGCGCGTACGTCAGCAAGATCGCCGAGAAGGACTTTGCCCAGCTTCGGCGGCTGGCGCGGGACATGCTCGGCTACTGGCGGCCGGACGGCTATGACCAGTTCGGGGAGCGGCTCGCCGCGGTCGCGCGCGTGGCGCGCACGGTGCGGGTGGTGGTTTCGGCCTCGTATGAGGGGCATGTGCCGGCGATGCGGGAGGCGGCGCGGCGGCACGGCGCGGGCGGTGTGGCGTTCGCCGCGCTCGGGTGCGGTCATTTCGACCTGACCCGCGAGGATGTGCTCGCGCGCGAGCTCAGAGGTGTCCGCTGAGCTCGCGGCGGTAGGTGAGCCACGCGGCGGCGGCGTCGGCGGCGCGCCGGCGCCGCGCGCGCAGCTCGTGCGGGCCGCGCTCGGCCATCGCGGTCGAGAACGCCCAGCTGACGGCAGCGAGGGCGGCCACGGCGTCGGCCGGTGCGTCCCGCCACGCCGGGGCGCTGGACAGGAGCGCCTCGACCTGGCGCGGCGGGTGGCCGGCGGCGACGAGCCGCGGCGCGAGCAGCGCCAGCTCGACCCACGCCGCGCCGCGGCAGGCGAGCGACCAGTCGATCACGTGCACCCGGCCGCCGGCGACGAGGAGATTGCCGTCGTGGAGGTCGGCATGCAGCAGGGTGGTGCCGCGCAGCACGCCGAGCTCGAGGTGCTGCAGCTCGGCGGTGCCGACGCCGAGCTGCAGCGCCCGGCGACGCATGCCGCTGATCTTGCCGGTGATGTCTGGTGCGTCCGGGTACGGGCAGGGGGTCAGTGCCGCGGCGAGTCCGGTGATGGTGTCGAGCACCCGGGGGATGTCCGGCGACCCGGGTGTGAGGTCGGCGTGGCGAGCACCGGCGAGGTGCCGGAACACCAGGAGCAGCCAGCCGCCGGCGCGGCCGCTCCACAGCAGCCGTGGGGCGGGCACGCCGGCGGGCAGGGCGGTGTTGACGCCGCGCTCGGCCTCGTAGTGGCCGAGCGCGGGTGAGCGCAGCGGAATTGCTTTGAGAAAGACGCCGCCCGAGGCGGTGATCAGGTGGGCGGCGACGCCTGGGGTGAGGCCGGGCCCGGCGGACACGGCGCGGCGTACCGGGCCGAACCGGTCCTCCACCGCGTCCCGTGCGGCGGCGGGCAGGTCACACCACTGGAATCTGGGCACACTCACTTCCCGAGCGGGCTGTCGTAACAGCCGGCGTGGCACTGGTGGCATTTGCCGGACTGGCACTGCTGGTTGCAGCTGCCGCTGCAGGTCCACAGCTCCTCTGCGACGGGGAGGCCGAGGTCCCGCATCACCTGCACCGTAGCCGAGGCGGTCAGCCCCTCGCCCGGCATCCCGGGGATGTCGTTGGGGGCGTGGTGGATGAACCGGCCGGCGATCCGGTGGCAGAACTCGGCGTACTCGCGGGTGTAGAGGATGAAGGTGTGCCAGCCGATGTCCACGAGCTCAGACGGGGCGAGCCCGAGGCCGGGGCGGGCGGCGCAGGCGGCGAGGAACGCCAGGGCCTGCTCCATGATCTGGTCGGCGTGGTGGGCGTGGTCGGGGTGGTCTGCGGCAATTCGGCTGGTGAGGCGGGTGAACAGCTGCGGGGTGATGAGGGTGCGGACGTCGGCCGGGGTGGCGATGGTGGCCGTCATGTGCCCTCCTTGCTCGGTATGGGATGGTTTGCGTTTCGACGATCCGCCCGCGGCGGCGGGTGGATCAATGCCGGGAGCGGGTTATTGCCGCGCGGGGCAATGCGCGGAGCGTGCCCGGAGGGTTACTCTCCATCCGGTGCAGGTCACGCGGCCGCGGGGAGGGCCACCGATGGCGGTGATCAGCAGGAGGGAGCGCGCGCAGATGGCGCGCCGCGCCCGCGACATCCAGCGTGCCCGCGCGCGGGCAGGGGACACGCCGGGGCAGATCGCGGTGGAGATCGCCGCGCAGCTGCCGCATCTGCTGCCGCTTGAGGTGTGGCGGCTGGCCCACGGGTGGACGCGCGCGCAGGTGGTCGGGCGCATACGCGGCCTGGCCGCCGAGCGTGGCGAGCCGGCTCCGCGCGTGACGGAGCAGATGCTGTGCCGGTGGGAGCACGGCATGCGCTCCCCGTCGGGGGAGTATGAGGCCGCGCTGTGCCGCGTGTATGGGGTGTCGCGTGACCAGCTCAGGAACCGGCCCGCCGCGGCGGGGCCAGATGGTGGGGGGGATGACGATCCGATGAGACGGCGAGCGCTGCTGGCCACGGCGGCTGCGAGCATCCCGGTGAGCCTGGTGCTCGCGTTGGATGACGCGCTGGATGTGCCGCCGGAGGTGGAGCGGCCGGAGGATCTGCCGCAGATCCGGCGCCGCCTGGCGGAGGCGCGGCGGCTGTGGGACACGAGCGCGCTCACGGCGCTGATGGCCGCGCTGCCGGGCACGCTGGCGGTGGCGCGGGAGGCCGCCGAGCGGCTGGACACGCCGGCGGCGTGGGCGCTCGCGGCCGCCGCGCACGATCTGGCCACGGACACGCTCCACAAGATCGGCCACAAGAGCGCGGCGCGGATCACGGCGGACCGGTCGGTGATGATGTCGGCCCGGTCTGACAACGCAGTGGCTATGGGCGCGTCGGCGCGGGCGCTTGGGATGATGCTGCGCACCACGGGCCGGTTCCCGCAGGCGCTGCGGGTGGTCGACGGCGCGGCCGGGCGGCTGGAGTCGGCGGGGCTGCGCACCCCGAGCCAGGTGGGGATGTATGTGCGGCTGATGTGCACCGCCGCCTACTCGCTGGCCGGCGCGGGGGACCGGCCGCGGGCGTTTGAGCGGCTTAGCGAGGCGGAGCGCGCGGCACGCCGCCTGCCGCCGGGGCAGGCTGAGGTGGCGCTGCCGTTCGTGAAGCTGTACCAGGTCACCCTCAACCGTGTGCTCGGGGATCCGGGGGCGGGGCTGCATGCCGGTCTGCGGCTGCGGGAGGAGATGTATCCGACGCCGGAGCGCAGGGGCAGGTTCTGGACGGATATCGCGCGGGTCGCCTGGCCGGCCGGGGAAGTGGAGCAGACGGTGCAGGCGTTGCGCGCGGCGTGCGCGTATGCGCCGGCCGAGGTGCGGGACCGGCCGAGTGTGCGCGCGATCGCGGCGGAGCTGGTGGAGCGGTACCCGCGCGCCGATGGTGTGGGCGAGGTGGCCGCGGTGATCGGGCACCGGCACACCTGAGGCGCATCTAGGCTGGGTGTTGGTGTTTCCCCTGTCGGGAGACCTGGAACACGCGTCGCCCCCGCCCCTCAACGGAGGGGCGGGGGCGTTCTGCTTCAGGTGCTCAGCCGCTCAGCCAGCCCCGCAGCCGGCGACGGACGAGGGCTCGAGCCGGACGCGCTGCCCGTCGACTAGTCGCCTGTATCGGGGTCGATCAGCCGCTGGGTCGCGACGCGGCTGAAGCCGCGCGCGCCAACGACCGTGCCTTCCGAGCTGCGTACGAGCCTGTCGACGACGATGAGGTCGTCCCGGCCGGAGTTACGCATCTCCGTGGCACACGGCAGGCTCACCAGGTAGAGGACCCCAGGCTTGGGGTCTGGTATGTCAACGACACTTCCGTGGATGGTTTCCACGAGGGGGACCTCCAGCCAGCCGCCGACCGTGATGGTGCCGCTGGGGGTGCGTGTGGTGGTGATGCGGGCGTAGGTGCCGGACGGCTGGAGGGTGTAGAGAGGTTTGTGTTCCGGGCCGACCACATCCGGGGTGTCCGGCGCGTAGATGTGGATGGGGTGGGGGGTCAGGTTGACGATCATCATCGAGAGTCCCTTTTGAGTGAGAATTGGCGGTTTCCCGCCTCAATGAGGAATGAGAGAGCGGGGCCGTCAAATGTAGCGGGCTAGTTGGTGGGGGCCGGGGTGGGCGTTTGCCCCCATCTCGACCAGTCGCAGGAGATCCCGCCAAAGTATCTTTCAGTCCACACGACGCACGGGAGCTCCCGCCCTTCGACTGTCAACACCACGACCCTGGTGTTGTTGTTGACTATGGAGTCCGCGCGGGCTCTCCGCTCCTCGGCGGAGGGCTCCACCGAGTGGAGCGCCGCCGTGATAGCAATGGCGACGGCGATGGCACCGACTGTGGTGCCCACGACGATAAGGATGTCTCTTGCTCGCATTTGCCCTCCTTGTGACACCACCAATTTAAACCCTAGGGTTTACGAGTGTCTAGTCCTCCCACCGAACAAGTTGGAGCCCCAGCTGTGCGCCGGAGACCGCGGAACACGCACCGCCCCCGCCCCTCCACGCGGAGAGGCGGGGGCGTTCTGCTTCAGGTGCTCAGCCGCTCAGCCAGCCCCGCAGCCGGGCGGCCCTGCGGCGGGCCGAAGCCCGCCGGTCGTCGGAAGACAGGACCTTTGTTATTGCCTGCGGCGAGATGCCCAGGGACTGTGCGGCTCTGGTCTGCCAGCCGCGGTCTCCGTCCCCCTGCCACGCGCGGCGCAGGTGGTGCGCGCGCAGGCTCGACAGGCGCGCGACCTCGGCGCGGGCGGCGGTGATCCGGCGGACGATGAGCCGGTCGGTGGCGACCGGGTCGCCGGCGATGCCCCAGGCGGCCAGCTCGACATCGTGGTACTCCGCCATGACGGACTCGTCGCGCTCGACCAGGCCGGGCCCGCGGGGGTCCCCGGTGTAGCTGTCGGGGTCGGCGAGCCGGTCGAAGACGCACACCAGCTGCTCGCGCAGCCACGCCAGGGCCTCGCGGGCGGGCTCTTTGTCCAGGTGCCAGGTGTCCTCGCCCGGGTATGCCCAGGCGTGCCAGACGTCCTGGCCGTCAACCCAGACCGTGTGGTAATCGGCGTCCAGCTCGGCGGTGATCGCCTCGAGGAGCCGGGCACCCGGGGCGTGCTCGGCGATGTATGCCTCGATGTCGTTGTAGTCGTCGGTGAGGATCTCGCTCATTGTCGCTTTCTCTTGTCAGGCGGTGACGGTGATGACCCAGCGGCCCTGCGCGTCCTTGACGGCGTCCAGCAGCCCGGCGCGGCAGCGGCGGTAGATGGTGGTGATCGACACGCCGAGCTCGGCGGCGAGCTCCCGGGCCGTCATCTTGCGGGCGGGGGCGATGTATGCCCAGCCGGTGCGCTCGCACAGGCGGCGGAGGACCTCGCCCTCGATCGGGCCGTGCCCGGTCTCCCGCGCGGCCTGCGCGACGGCGTCGAGGTGCTTGGCGACCTGGGAGACGGTCGCGCTGGGGCACTGGGTGTGCGGGATGAGGGCGGAGAGCCGGCGGGCGTAGTCCTGCTGGCGGCGGGTGAGCTTGTTCCAGGTCATCGGGGGGCTCCTTTCGACACCCCTAATATAAACCCTAGGGTTTACGAGTGTCTAGGGTTCGTAAGCCCTAGGGTTTAAAAGTTGGAGCCCCCGCTCCTCCACACGAAGAGCGGGGGCGGTTGTGTCGCGGAGGTAGCTACGCGGCCGGTGCGGCGCGTCGCCACCCGTCGGCGTCGAGCTTCTCCGGCCACGGGTACTTCCCGTCCGGGTCGACCACCAGGTAGTCGAGGTTGGAGTCCACGAAGGAGGCGTATTCGGCGGGCTGGAAGTGGTCGCCGATCTCCATCTCCTCCACCCGGGGGTTGCGGTACCAGTACCGCTCGGGGACGCGGCGCTCGCGGATGGCCTCGGCGGCGGCTTCGGCGACGGAGCGGGTGGCGTAGCCGCCGTAGGAGCCGGGCTCCGACTTGGTGGTCAAGCCGTCGTGCGCGACGTAGTAGATCGTCTTCACGAGGTATTCCTCTCCTTCCAGTCGTGGTCTGGGTTCGGCCCGTGACACCACCAATTTAAACCCTNGGGTTTACGAGTGTCTAGTCCTCCCACCGAACAAGTTGGAGCCCCAGCTAGGGGCCATGGCGCACCCCATACCGCCTTGGAGCACAAGGCTCGTTACAACGGCTCCCGTATTCTGCGGGTGCCACCTGCGTTCACCAAAATCTCCGGAGGATGCCCCGGCCTTCAGGCCGGGGAGGAATCCGGCTTCCCGCGTAGCGGGGCAGGGAAAGCCGATTCGCCGCCAGGCGAACCGGCGTCTCCTGCGGCTGTGCCGAGTGCGGTCTCCAATAGGTAGACGATCTCAGAGTTGAGGGACCTCCGGTCTGCCGTGGCCCGTGCGACCAGGCGTGCGTGTAGTTCTGTGGGTAGCCGAAGAGAGATCCGTTTCTCAGTGCTCATGCTAAAATGATGCCATGACGACACCAGAGATGCCGGAGGGCGTGCACGCCCGGTACACCTACCGGCTCCGCGTGTCGTCCACCGCCGAGAAAGCCCTGCTCGCCGAGTGGGGNCGGTGCCGCTGGGTATGGAATCAGTGCGTCGCCACCTCCCGCGCCGCGCACAAAGCGGGCGAGGAATGCGGCCCCGCCCGGTTAGACAAGATGCTGACCGGCTGGCGCGCCGAGCATGANTGGCTGCGCGAGGGCGCGTCGGTGCCGCAGCAGCAGATCATCCGCGACTTCGCCCGCTCCCGCGCCAAAGCGCTGAAGGACATCAAAGCCCGGCTTCCCATGCGGCAGCGGGCCGGGATGCCGAAGTTTAAAAAGAAGGACCGGTCAACCCCGACGCTGAACTACACGCGGCGTGGGTTCCGCCTCAAGGCCGGTCGGCTGCACCTCGCGAACGGCATCGTCTTAACCGTGGTGTGGTCCCGCGATCTGCCCGCAGAACCGTCGAGCGTGCGCGTCTGCCGCGACAGCCTCGGCCATTGGTACGCCTCGTTTGTCGTCCCCGCCCAGGCCGAGCCGCTGCCCGCGACCGGGCGCGCGATCGGCATCGACTGGGGCGTGAACGAGATCGCCACCACCACCAGCGACAACCACGACCTCCCGCATCCGAACCACGGGAAGAAGGCCGCCGAGAAGCTGGCCCGGTACCAGCGCATGATGGCCCGCCGAAAGCCCAAGCGAGGGCAAGCGGCGTCGAAGGGGTACTGGAAGGCCAGGCGGCAGGTCGCGAAGGTGCACAAGAAGGTCGCCCGCCAACGGCAGGACACCGCCCGCAAGTGGGCCAAGAAGGTGGTACGCGACCACGACGTGATCGCGGTGGAAGACTTCCGGCCGCGCTTCCTCGCCAAGTCCACGATGGCGCGCAAGGCCGCCGACGCGGCGATCGCCGCCGCCAAGGCCGAGCTGATCGCCATGGCGCGCAAGCACGGCCGCACCCTGCACCTGGTGAACCCAGCGCATACCACGATGGACTGCGCGCAGTGCGGAGCGAGAGCCAAGCACGCGCTGCCGCTGTCGGAACGCACCTATACCTGCACCGCGTGCGGAGCGGTCTCTCCCAGGGACAAGAACTCCGCCCGCGTGATGCTCATCCGGGCTGGTCTGAACCCGGCTGGTGCTGATCGCGTAAGACCNGGTCGTCCGCTGGACGGNCAGGCAGCGTGAGCCAGGAATCCCCCTCCTTCAGGCGGGGGAGCAGTCAAGACTGACCGACACGCAGCGCGAGCTCGCCGCGGCGTTGACCGGTAGTTTGGCGGCGCAAGCCCCGGTCTTC